CCATTCTTTAGGATAGGACTATCAACGCCAGTATATTTGACTACGCGGCCATCGGTAGTGCTTATCATAAACATACGCTGACGGCGAATAATCGAAGCCTTAATAGTTTCGTAATCTGGGTCTTCGGGGTCTGAATAGTCAACGCATCCCTAGTGTGCAATAGTCATCAATTCACAAGGTTCAAAGTTGCGTCCTGCTGGAACATAATCGTCGCCGTAAAGCACAACTTGTATTTGGTTTATACCTAACAAGTTGTTTGTGTTATGCGTACCGATAACCCTTGCCCATGACGTGTAGTATTTGTTTGCACCGTCAACTTCTACGCTTGTTCCGCTTTCATCGCTAATACCCGCTTGCTTTGCGGCTAACGTGTTTATGATACCCTTTAGGATATTGCCGTACATTTGCCCTGTAACATACCCATCGTATTTCTCTTTCAGCGAAAGGATATACGATACACTACCGTCCGTTTCGTCAACAACCTTTTCAACCTTGTCCACTTGGTCGTTGTCGGTATAAAGCGTATCACCCTCTTGTGCTTGCAAGCGGTTGATAAGCAATTCCACAACTTCTAAGTAAGAACGTATCCGTGCGCTTTCAAATTCGGCATTACCAAGATTGTCTATACGCCATCCACGCCCATCATAAAGTCCTGTTTGAAATTGCGGGCTTCTGATTTCGTCGTGAAATATTGTACTGCCAAGAGAATCAAGACCTTGTTGAAAAGTGATACGCCCCAAGCACACATCGTCTACCGCACGGCTTAATTTTTCATTAAGCACGTCAACGATGTTTTGTGAGTAATATTTCTGCAACTCGCTCACCTGAACACGCATTCGGCTTACGTCATCCGTAACCTGACCGATTTGGTTAAGTACGATTTCGACATCATCCGTTAGCGTTATGTCATACTTAGGCAGTGTGGATTCGCCATACTTGATTGTGATTTGCTTAATGTACAACACTTTAGGAAGTTCACCGCCGTATTGAAAACGAACAATGGTATTGTTGTGCATCTGTGCAAGAATATCGGTGTGCGTGGCAAGGAAATACTCGTCAAATTTTAGCGGATAATCGTAGTAGTGAATATTGTTCTCCCGCATATATTCTTGCATAGCATCGTCAAGCCTTGCCTCCGCATTGCTAACATAAGTGTCTGGAAGTGATATGCCAAGGATAACAAACTTGTCGCCGCCAGTAGGATACTGATAGATGTTTGGCATTAGCGTGCCAAATGTTTCTATTTCTTTCTTAACAATGACGGTTATTTGAGATTGATTGGATTTTGGATATTTCCCAAGGTCTCTTTGTTGTCCATCGGGCAGGAAGCTCCCATCGGAATCATAGAAATTCTTTTTATAATCATCCCAATCTACTTGTATTGGGAATGTGCAACCAATACAAGCACCACTACGCATATTAATCTTCATTTCCTCTGTGATGCTTGCACAAGCGTACAGGTCAAAGGAAAGAACAGGCAAAGTAATCTTGAAATAACTTTGGATATATTCCCCATCGTCATTCATTGTATCATCCCATTGGGGTTGTGAACTTTGCCCTATGCGCACTTCAAAGTTTACGTTGTCGGATGTGTATTTTATGTACGTCGAACTACCGCTATAAGAATAAACACAACTAAACGTGTAAGAACCACCATTATTGCTATCGCCATAAGATGTCGCCCCGCTAACTAACGCTTCACGTAGTCTTGTTAATGCCGCACGCTCGTTCTCGTTTCTTGAACTGCTTATATATCCTGCCAATGCGACAAGAAAGTCGGAGAGTGATGTGTATTCTTGCGCGTCACCTTGATAATTGCTGTCGTAAGGCACGGCACTTACAATCCTCTCTTCTCCAAGTTCGGGTTTTATGTCCTCAAACTGATGTATCTCTACGGACGGGCTTGACGGATTTATCGGGTTTACATAACTTCCATCCGCATCATAGTAATCTACAATTTCCAAATTGGGATTGTAGTTCGGATTGGTGCTGCCATCGGAAAGATACGGGCTGACCTTGTTGAATACCGTCTGAACATAAACGGACGGCATAAGTGTTTCCCGTGTGAAAGGATGCTTTATCAGGTTTACGTATTGACCGCCAACAATGCCTTTGTAAATCGGATAACCATCTGGTGTCTGTGTTGCCGTTGGGTCGCCATACCAACGAATCTGCGGATAACCGTAGGGAATATTGTTCTCACTCCCATAGCCAACAATACGTGTGACAATCTTATTATTCTTTGGTGTTCTGGAATTATTCTTTAAGCCGACACCCTGCCCGAATCTGAATACAAAGTTTTCACCTTGGCTATCCTTTATCTCATTTGACGGAGTGCCGAAGAGTATAAGGAACTTTTTGCCATCGTCACAGGTCTCGTCATCATCGGGTATTGTGTCTATAACAAACGGAACCTCCCAAGTGTCGTATGCCGTTTTTAGGGCTTCGCTTATATAGTTTTTGTCAAAAGAAAGAACGTCACTAAGCACATTCATCTTAGCCATCATTTCTTCATTGCCGTTCACATCAACAATCCACTGTGTTCCATCAAGATTCCTGTTAAGTTTGGCAACAAAATCTATCAGGTTTCCTATCCAAGAAAAAGTCTTATTCTGTGAAAGGTATTTTTCTTCTCCACTATTTACCGCAATATCCGTGAAAGGTATGTTTGCAAGCATACACATTGGATGGTAGAACTCGAAGGAATATTTCGTCATTCCATTAAGCCCCGAATTATCAGATACCATACCCTCTCGCACAACGGTTGGCGGACTTACAAGCATATAGCGCACGCCAAAATACTCTATATATTCCATCATGGTGACAACTAATTTGTTGTCCTTGTAATAGACATCGCCAGTTATCTTGTCACCAAGCGACATTACGACGCTTTCGTATGTCGCCTTGTGGAGTACAAGGTTATGAAATGGCGTTTCATCCGCGTTATATATCGGGAACACCACATTCAGTCCGTTTAATGTATTTGCAGCCATCTGACTAATTTTACAAATGCAAAGATAATAAATAAAGCACAAACGCACAAGCAACAATAACACCATTTAGGAATTTTTTGCTTTTCAACTATGGTCTCCTTTATTTGCGTGCGTATGGAATCCCTATAACATGTATCAGTTCTGTACACGACTTTATCCCTCCACTTGGTTTTTTCTACATACTTAGTATTGTAGATTGTGTCACCTTTTTGGAATATGGTGTGATATATGCTATCATGTGTGTGTTGTGTCAATGTGTCATGAACTATCTCCTTTTGATACTTTACAACCTCACGGTCAACATATTCAATCTGTGTCTTTGTTGCGCAAGAGCACAAAAGCATAACGACACCAACGATGATTACAGCATATAATGGTGTGCCGCAGCCAAGATTGTTTGTGTGAAAACACTCATGCCAAAGGCGAATATAAAACTCCTTGTCCTCTCTTGTTGCCATAAGTTACTTATGTTATCTTATTCCACTTTGTGTCCGTATTCTCCCCGTCGGTTGTCACTTCATTATCATCGGTAACGACGGTATTGTCGTCTGTAACAACATGTGACGGAAACCCTGTCGCCTGTTGGTTTGCAACATACACACCATCGCTGTTTACGGTGACAAGTCCGTTTTTCCGAAATGACTGTGTTGCAGAGTATGATAGAACACTGCCGTAAACGGTAATCTTGTTGTCGTTTACGTAGTTTTTTATTATACCCCACAACGTAGTCAATCCGTCTTTGTCAAGTTTCTTGCCCATACAATGTTTGTGCTTTTATACGCAAATTGACTGAATTTCAGCGGTACTCAAAGACTCTACGTCGCCTACTGTTGCATAGCCGCTAAGGTCGATGAATCCAGAATAAACATCAAACTTATATGAATGGCTGCTATCATTACCGTTGTCAACAACGTACACATTTGTTCCTGCTGGGTACGTCTTTGTTTTTCCTGACTCGTAATCAACAAACCTGTCGTCGATTGTGAAGGAATCTGACATGTTCCACATCCATCCAAGATTAGTAGCAGAAGCGACAGGAAGGTTCGCAAAGGCTATACTGCCCTTTGGAATCATTGTCGCCTGCATCTTCTGTTCAATAAGCGCATTCACGTCATTTTCCGTCTGATACCCTGCTCCGTTGGCAAGTGACGCATTGTCGGTAGGAACTGGTATGTTTACCTCCTTGCCACTTACGGTTACAGCAGTACCATTCACTTTCACCACCTCTATTACATTGGCTTGCGCCCCATTGTCCACACCATCCAATTTGTCTTTAAGTGCGTTTGTAAAATTGTTGTCCGTGTGTGTGTAAGAACTGTCCGTCACAAAATTGCTGTCATTTGTCAGTTCGCTCGTCTTGGTAGGTATAATATTCTTAATCAACCCCCACAAAACTGCCAAGCCACTACCATTAAGTTTCTTTTCATTTGTTGTTGCCATAATAATTCTTTTTTAAGTTTATACTAATTTTACCTACAAATCATCATTATCTCAAATTCTGTAAGGGTTTCACCCTCTTGCTCTATCTCGCTTTCGCATTGCGTGAGCCTGCGTACGTGCTCTTCCGTCATGAGACCTTTTTCCTGTGTTGTAGCATCTGGGTAGATTGTTTTATTCTCCACCGCATCCAAGTCATCGCGCACTTGGTCTCCGTATTTATTAAGTTTATACGCCATATTATATTCCTTTTGGTTTTCGTTTAACAAGAACTGTTTGCCCGTCGATAAGCACTATCTTCCCCTCCTCGACGAGTAAGTATTCCCACTCACCCCTTGAAGTTTGGCAGACGAGAGATATTTCTGCCGATAACTGGTTGGGGTTTCTTCTGATAATATTAACAGAACAAGGAAAACTTTTTTCTTTTGTATTAACACTGATTTCCTTGTTTAACAATTCATTTGATACTATTATCTCCGAATTGTTTCTTATCGACATTGATGCCGTTATATCACCACCTTTAATGTGGGATATTACAACTTTCTGACATCCATTAATGCTGCAAGTCGAACCTCGTTCTATGGCATTACCGTGCATAATAATTGTTTCGTTACCTCCGTTCTTAATCCGTCATCGAAGTCCTCGTCTGGAACGTATGCTATTATATAGGCATAATAATCACCCGTTCCCAATACAGACGTGTCAACGGTGAATAGATATTCCCCGTCCTCTGTGAGAATCATTTCGGATTTACCGATTTCCATTCTGCCTTTTGTGCTGCGGATAACCACCTTGAAATCATCGCTATCCATAGAAAACCCTTCGGACGTTATATCAAGCGAAAACTTCAATTCCGTTTGCACGTATATTTTCCTTACATCATCCATAGTCTAATGCCTTTTAATGTTACCACGCGAATCAATATAATACAATTCTTTACCAAGAAACATATTCGCCTCAATTGCACGTCTTCGTTTTAATCCAAGCAAAGGCTTACCACCAGAATTAACCCACTTAACCATTTGGTCGGTAATATCAATATCATTCCTTCTTGCAACGATATACTTATACATTGTAGAAGACTTGAAAGCACCCGTGCCAAGATTATAATTCCACGATATAAGCGCATCAAATTGCCCTTGCGTATAGTTTATACCCATACCGTTCAAAAGCCGTTCTATGGGCTTCAAATCACCTTGTAGGAGGGTTTCTGCCTGTGCTTGGGTAATAACCATGTTTGGTTTTACATCAGCACCGTAATGCCCGTAACCTATAGTCCAATATTTTTCTGATGGCACAGGCTTGTAAGCTTTTAACTTGCAGCCCTCAAACTGCTTTATAAGGTCTATCCCTTTTTGTGAAGTGTTCATAAGCGTCATTTTGTTTCGTCCTTCTTCTTTTTCTTTTCCTTGTTTACAATTGCCTCTATCCTACGTCCATTCCTTGCTACATCTTTCTGTAAGTCAAGTATCTTGTCTTCAAGTTCACCAATTCGCTTTCGCAAAGCCATATTCTCCTTGCGTAGTTCCTCGTTTTCCTTGCGCAACAAATCTCGGTCAGCACGGATGAAGTTACAAGAGTTTTCCAAGTCCTCGATGGTGTGTTGGTACACTTTCTGCTGTGCCTCCCACCCAGAGGCTTCCGATTGCGTAGCCTCACCCTCGGCTTTCTTCTTGTTTGACTTGTAGTAGATAAACCAACCGCCACCAAGAAAGATTGTAACTATAGTGTTTATGATACTATATACGTCCATTTTGCAATCCTCCTTTCTTATGCCTCCAAGCCCGTCTTGGCTTTGTTGTCAATTATTTCGTTACTATTGTTTCTTGTAATGTTCGCCGCCTTTTCCTGACTAACGCTTGAACTTGTGCTTGCAGGAACAAGCGAGCCACGTTCCGCAATAATCCTTTGTTCCTCATCTGGGGCACGGTCTGGTGAACGCTCGATAATCGTGCGTGTTGACAGCCATTGTGATTCCATCTGTAGGTTAAGAATTTTGGTGTTGTTTGTTTCAAGCGACCAAGGAACAATCTTTGCACCAATCTTCAACTTTGCGTACTTTGCCGTACCATTGTTAAGTTCAAGGTCAAGTCCCTCTTGATGCAGATAAACCATATCATTCATAAACCTTTGCCAATCCAAAGCCGATTGTGTAGCCAGTGCATAGTCGTTTGACATTGCAAGTGCAATACCGTTACCGCCACTGTTTGACGTGGTAATGTCTTTCGGTGTAATAAATGACGTTGAACTAAACAATGAAATCTTTTCCTCCAAGGTTTTCAAGTAGCCGTCCATTGTTTGTGGCTCTGGGAATTTTAACACTTCCGCTGACTGTTTGCCGTTTGATGTGTCACTTGAAAGGTTGATAATCAAGGTACTTGAATCACGCTTGAATGAATCGGCATCCATATCACCAGTAAACACAAGTGCAAATGTACCGAAACGCTTCAAGGCTATTGCCTGTATGTTTGCCATCAGTTCCCACATTTCGCAAGATGATTCCGCATATTCCCAAGCAACCTTTCCACGCTTATGCAGCAACGGGCATCGTGAAAATCCGTGACGCTCAACTTCGATTTCCCAATTACCACTTTCACCTTTCGTTATGTGATAATGGTTCTTTGCATCGTAGGTGTCTATTACGATATTTCCGTCAACCTCATACACCAACGACCTTGCAATTTCAATGCCATATTCATCATAGTTGGGAACAATCTGATAGCCATCCTCGTATGAATAGTTTGTTATGCCATACTTGGCCGTTTCCTTGTCATACCAAAACAATGTGCCGCAGTTTCCAAGTTGCTTGCAGATGTTGATAGACATATACTTGTTCCATTCACAGTCACGCCAAAGCCATTCCTGCTTAACCTCACTAAAAGCCTTTGTCTCTGTTTCATCAGGCTCTTGGTTGCAGAGATTGAACTCCAACGGGTTTGCCGTGAGGTTACGGACGTGTGCAGAGTGAATCAGTTTTTGGAACGAACACGTCTGCGTAATATTGATAAGGTTTGACGGAAGTTCCGTGCCGTTGATTCTTACCGAAATGTGTGGTATCGTTTCGTTTAATATAATATGGTGCAGGTCGGGGCGGTACTCTGTAATATACGTGTCTTGCGAAATCGGATAAAGGTTAAGATTTGCAAAGCCCGTTTTAAGGGTAGTGTTGTTAAGCACCTCGTCCCCCTCATACCCATGCGAGTTCATACCGCCACCCCTTGTAAAAGGCTTCATAAGCATAAGCCTTGTAGGGTCTTCCATAAACCATTTGATGTTATGCTCTCTAATCATATTGTTGATAAAACATTTAATATTTCACTTGCATTCCGAATCTTTCTTGGTCTTTGTATTCTTGTGTCAACAGAATCCTCACCGTTCACGTTAAGCATTGCAAGCATATCCTCGGCTTGCATCTTCTTCCGAATAACGCCTGCATCGTCACGCAGCAGACGATAACAATCATAGATAGTACCGCCACAAAGAAGATTGATGTTATCCATAAGGTCGGGCGACATACCTTTCAAGATGGTTTTCATCTTTTCCTTTGCCATCATTTCAATACGCCCGTTTGGTGTTTTCTGAAACTGGTATATACGGCTTTCAAACAACATATGCTTCATAAGCGTAGTGCCGCCCTCGCGCTTCATGTTCTTGTGGTTGTAACGTGCATTTGCAAGTTGCGGCTCATAGTGTATCAACCCGCTCTGAATCATTTCCATTGCAACGTGCGACATTTCATCCTTGAAAGCACGGAACTGTGCCTTGCTTCTATTTGTAGGTGCTTTTGCGCCACTCACAAGCGTAGCCCTTGGGAAACAATCCTGCAAGAATCCAAAGCCTTGCACGTCAATAATCATTTCCTTTTCCTGTAGGTTATGCTTGTCGCGGAAATCTATAGCCATGATTACCGCCTCACGGTTGTTGTTGTTGGTGCAGTATTTGAAATCACGACATATCCATCCGTAATGTGAATACAATTCCCAATACTTGAACACAAGATTATCAAAGCCTGTTGTTGCCATATCCATTGTCATGCGACGTTTAAGCAACACACTGTCATTCGGTATCTGCGACGGTCTGAACATTCTTTCAACATCTGTTGTCGTAAGTTCAACGTTCAACAAGTCATCATCGTTATTCTGTTCATCCGTAATCGAATAGTTCCAGTTGTTTGCGTAGGATGATGCAGCGGTGGCGGAGTTTGCTGTCATGCCACGATAGGACTTGTTCTTTGCAAGCATCTTCTTGTTGTCACGAATATCAAACGTGAAAAATACCATCGAAAGAATAAAGTCCTCGTATGTCATATCGGGGTCTTGTTCCATACGCATATCTATAAGGTCTTTACATTTCTCATAGACATCACGCTTAGTACGACCCCAATACATCTTATCCATATCGCCTTCGTGCATATAGAAAAACATCACAACACCATCCATTGATGTATCAACCGTACCGTCGTCGTTTATCCACCCGCCACCATGTTCACCTTTGCCGCAAATCTTTCTTAAAGGGCATTCCCTTTCGGGGTTCTGTGCAAGGAATATCTGTGCCTTTCCCGCGCTGTCTGAACGCAGACGTGGCATGAACGTGGTTATGGTTCGCCAAGCAAACTTGTTAGCCTCGTCATAGATAAGTTTCTTTGCCTGCAATCCCTTTGCAATCTTATCAAGGACTATCGGGTTTTCGTTATCCAACTGCTGAAACTTCAACTCACTGCCGTTGTATAGTTTCATACCCATATCCTCTTGCTTGCGGATAATCTCACCTATTGGGTCGTGTGGCTGACGTTTAACACTTCTATCCACCAAAGGGTACATGGACTTAACCGTGTCGCTTACCTTTCCAGCACCCCAGAAATCGGACACGTTACGCATAAAGCAGACAATCTTTGCATTGTCATTCATAGCAAGGTATTCTATAGGGGCATAGTATAAGGCATATGTATTGTGTGTCACAATATAATCTTTTGTAATGTATAAATGGTCTTTGTTTGAAACCATTATGCACTGCGCCTCCATATCACCTACATATTCTATAGATACTATGCGAACAAAATCATGTTTGTATTCACGATTTTTATTCTTGTACTTTTCCAAGTTTGCATAATATTTTGTAAGGTGCTTTTTGCTGCTAAAGATAATGTCGTTTGTCTGAATGCAAACACCCCAACATACGCCACTTTTTATCCTTTCTCTCCTGTCCGCTGAAACGGTTACAATATAACCAAGACTACGACACAATTCAACAAAACTGTCTTTTAACTTTGTGCTTGTTGTAGAGAATGTGAATCTATTCTTTTCACCGACATATCCATCGCTATCCATCAATCCTTTAAGTAAATCCATTCGCTGTTCGATGGATGCGTGTAGATATTCTTGTGGAATAAAACGTTCACGGGAATAAACGTTTAATCCAATGGTGTCAAGACTGTCTATTACGTCCTTTACTTTGTCGTTTTTATGTATTCTGTTGCTATAATTGTATGTGGAATGTAGCGAGTATGTTGCACCAAGTCGGGATGCGACTTTTTCAACAATATCACTTTCGTCGTTAGATATTTCAAAAGTGATTCTTCCCCTACAACCATCACCAAGCCAGACTCCAAGGACGTAAGGGTCGATTGGGAGTTCTTTTTCTTTTCCAAGATACGGAAGTGCAACGGGCAGAAAAACGTTTCTTCCTTTATTAAGATATTCTTCCTGTATTTCTTGTGTTGTCTTAACAAAGAAATTATTAAGGCGACCATCCCCGTGTTTCTTAACTTGCTTTTCCGTATATATTCGCCAAAGATGCTCCCACCCGCAACGTGTAGTACGCCCGTCGCTTGTTGTTATTTTGTATATAGGCTTAACCCCTTGCGGATAAATTCCTGTAACAATTGACGGCTCTCTGTTAAGCGGTGCTGGCAATTCGTCGCCTATGCGAATATCTCCCATTCTTTTCCATCCGTCAACCGTTAAAACTGGCTCGTCAAGCGGCATTTCCTTACCACTTCCCGTAGGCCCAGCAAGTACGACAAAATCGGCATTGGAGCGAATGGCATACTTCTGATTGCCATCCTCCAACGGAGATAATACTATGTCATTACGCTTTCTTGCCATGCTAAAAGAAATTTCTTGATGCAAAGATACACATTGAAACAATGTGTTTTCTTGTGACACAAAATAAAGTTTGCTTACTTTCATATCTTGTAAGCAAAATGTTTTCTATTATTCTTTTTTGCGCTTACACCTTATTATTATTTTTGCACAAACATTTTGTTTTTAACACTTTTAATATTAGGAGAAAACTATTATGACAAAGGAAGAGGTTTTGCAGAAAGCAAACGAGTATTGTACGGAGAAAGCGTACACAAGTGAGACTTTGACAGATGATTTCAAGGACAAGTTTTCGGATTTCTTTTCTAAGAAATATCCAGATGCAGCCGATGATGACGAAACAATGCTTGCCGACTTAAAGTTTAACCTTGACACGGCATTCAGTGCAACATCAAAGGGTGTAACCGCAAAGCAGAAAGCGTTTGAGGAAAAGGAAAACGAGTTCAAGCGTCAGATTGATGAGTTAAACAAAAAGTTGGAAAAGAAACCGAAACCCGACAAGGTTGTTGAGATTCCCAAGGAACTTCAAGACAAGTTGGATGAATTGGAAAAGTTCAAGGATGCACAACGCAAACAAGACAAGTACAAGGCGGTTTTGGC